GTATAATCCTCATTATAAATTAAATTAGTGAGAGTTGTTCTCTCAATCGTTTGCGTTGTTGACATATTGTAAGTTTCCATCCTCAAGTTGTTTATCCATTATATCATAAAGTATATCACCAATCAAGTTAAAAAAGTCATCTTTGAAATATTTTTTATCTAACCCATTGGAATCTAATATCTGCCAGTCAAATTGTAATCTAAGTTTATCGTTCTCTTCAATCGGAGTAACTTTTCCGTACCTATAAACAACACCTTGGAAGAAACCAGCATCTTTAGTAAGACCGATACCTTGCCACTTTGCACCTTTATTTTCTACAAATTTATATTTCTTCTCAATATCAGACATAGTGTAAATAACTTCCTATAATATACTTAGGTTTTGTTCCCATAACAGCATTACCAGAATGTAGGTGAGTCCACATTGGTGGGAACATACACATTCTACCAACTTTTGGTTTTATCTTTTCACCATTGAAACAATGAAACTCTGTTTCTCCACCTTCTGGTTCATTCAAATATAAAAAGAAAACTAGAAACCTTCTTGCAGTATTATAATCTATAACATCTACATGATTTTTAAATTGGTCTTTACCATCTGGTAAATATCTTTTCATTCTATATTCTTCAAATCCAAATTTTTTAGGAAACATACCATCCCAGATTTGACAATCATCTTTATATCTTTCTATACAAGACCTAAATGATAAATCTAAACTATCGTAGAATATTCTCCAATCATTATGTCTCATAAGATTAATTTGGGTAAAACTCATAAGATTATTATCATGAGCTTCATATTGATTTTCAGATTGTTCAAATTTTGTAATTAAATCTTCACAAACAGAACTATCTAATACATCATCATACTTCCGTATGTACGTTTCCATATTTGAATTCTTTCGTTGCACATTCATCTAACTGTTTCATAATATCTTCAGTGAAGAATTTCTCTGGGTTATTATTAATTGTCTTACCAAAAGTTTTAGAACCATCTGGTAATTCAATACGAGTTGATACATTTTTAAATATATCATATTTTAATGCTAAGTCAAGTAGTCCATAGTACTTATCTAAACCTTTATCATAAGTTAATCTAACATCAACCATTTTGTTTTCAATAGTCAACCTTGACTTATGGTTTTTACAATGTACGATATTACCAATTACCTCAGTACCATCTTTCTCTTTTTTCTTTGAAAGGTATACAATTGAAGAGGCTGCATACTTCAGACCAGAACCACCACCCATTTCTTTCTGTGGAAACATTGAACCAACAACATCATAGGTATGATTAGTAATTACCATAGGAACTTTTGCACGACCAAGTTTCAAAGTCAATACACGAAATGCAGCTTTGAGTACTTGAGCACGAGTCATATCCCTAGTCTCTTTACCATCAGCAGTATCTTCTACTTCTTTAGTTGTAGATAACATACCAAGTGAATCGAGACAGAGTAGAATAGGTTTTCTATCTGCTTCATTCTGTTCAAGATACTTCTCTAATACTTTAAGTGCTTGAGTTCTAAACTCTTGCACAGTAGTTACTGGAAACAATACCATACGATTAGGGTCAATACCTCTATCAATTACCATTTGTTTAGTAATCGCACTTTCTGATTCAAAGTAAATAACACCAGCGTCTGGATTTGCATCCAGAAAGTTTTTAACCATACCCATTACAAAAAATGTTTTACCAGTTGCACTTTCGCCGGCAATACAAGTTACTTTATTACTTGGTAGTCCACCGTAAATAGAACCACTTAGTAGTGCATTAAAAATATAAGAACCAGTATCAATAAATGAATCTACATCTCCTGCTTCTACACCATCTGCAACCAGACTTGCATATTCATTTCCTGCTTGTTTAGCAATATCTTTTAAAAAGTCAACCATTATATATCATCCTCATCTCTGTTTTCAGAACGAAACTCTTCAAAACCGCCTGGGTATCTATCTTTAAGTTTCGCAGTGTTAATATCTATTAGTTCTTCAATATCTGTTCCAAGTGCCATACATCCTTGTGCAACATACCACATCACATCGCCGAGTTCAGATTTCAAATGTTTTACAACATCCTCATCCATCTCTTTACCTTGGAACGCACACTTCTTAACGATATCGTTAAATTCACCAACCTCACCAGACAGACCGATACTTGCAGTCATTAGTCTTGATGGGTCTACACCTTGTTCATCTATAATTTCCATAGAGTTAATAAAGTCATCAGTGTTTTTAGTTTGGTCACTTGAAACTTCATCTACGAACTCTAAGTAATCTTTGAGTAAATCATCATCCATTTCACTTCTCCTATCTTATATAATTACTGTTTCCGATACACCAGAAACAAGATTTCTCATCTTTATTTATTAACTGTTCCATCATTTCAAAAGATTTGGATTCGTAAATCATATCTAATTCAAATCCAACATTCTTTTTCAACAGTTTATTGTAAGGGTACTTTCCAGTGTGATATGAATATTCATATTCCCACACTGCACCTTCTAGGTTTTTGTGTATATCTTTTCGTCTATCAAAACCAAACGGTTGCAGTGCAACTACTTTGAATTGTTTTTGAAACAAACGAACACCCTCAATTACTCCAGTAAACGTCATACCACTTCCAAGTGGAACATATAAAGTATCACAATCTACATTTTCTATTTGTTCTGCAATCCTACCGATAATTGATGAACGATATCGTTGAGCTGCATATCCAAATAAAACTTTAAACATTGGTCTTTCTTCTGCAAGTTTATTTAAGTTTGCATAAAGAACATTATTGAAACCTTGAGACTCACTTAACACAACCATCTCAGAACCTAAGTCTGCACACATCTTCATCGCTTTATTTTTAAGTGCCTTTTCTACAGTTGTATTACCAAAACCAATAATAGATTTTAGTCCAAACTCTTCTGCAACTTTAGATACGATAACTGCTTGTGGTGAGTGAATAGAACTTGCAGTAGAAATAGTACTACCACATTCTTCTTTAATATAATCAAGATTGGTTTTTATCAAATCTCTACATTGTCTAATCTTACCACCAGTTACAAAGTCTTCACCATAGGGTGCATACAAGTCATCTCTTTTATAGAAGATACCATCATACTCTTCAACTGGAGTTAGACCTTCATCATATTCCATCATGTAAAAAAGTTCTCCAAGGTATTACGTTTAATATGTTTAAAAATATCTTTATTCTTATCCTTACTAAAATACCAGATGTTTTCAATATATATTCTGTTCATAAACTCATCCATAGCATTTTTATCAAAGTTACCATCTGCATCTTTAAATACAGATGCACCTTGTGGACGTTGCATAATTCTCATCCCAACTTGACCCATAAAATGTGGAAGTAACATATCGACTAGTTCATCACCAGAACGATACCTTTTACCTTTTACTTTTGGGTCTAGAATATTAATCATCATTATACCAGTTTTACTCAGAGAGTCAAATGTTTTTTGTGATACTGGTAAATAAAAATTATCTCTCCAAGATTCATATTCATTAAACTTGAACCAAGATTGTAATTCTTCCTTCTCACCACCTTCATTATATCTTTCTGTAGAAAAGTATGGTGGAGAAGTAAATGCACAATCTACATTTTCAATTTCATCCCAAGGTAAATCTTCTGCACCACAATTATAAATCTGTGTAGTTTTCTTACCACCAGTAAGTTTATCCCAGAACTCAATCATCTCTTTATATCTTGAGAATGTATTAGGATTTGGGTCACAACCAATATAATGAGTTGCGTTAGAGGCGTAGAACGCAGTAAGTCTATCACCCCAACCCATAGATGTATCTAATACAGTTTTTGCATCTGACATTTCATAGATTGTTTTCGCAACAATAGGTTTAAACTGTGTCGCAATATAAGTACCAAGTCTAAATGACATTGTGTAAGTATCTGGTTGTAATTCTTTCTTATCGTTTACACCTCTCCAGATAGGGCCGAAAGCACCCCAAATATTATCTCCATCATTCCATCTTTGAACTGGAGATTTAAATCCATAAGAACCACAATTCATTCTTAGGTCATTCATAAATGAGTCTGCACAATAATTAAATGTAGAAGGACAATCAATCAACCCCAAACCATATTCTTTGTATGAATATTTGTAGTCATCATACTTTTCCATAATATTATCTGGTTGACTTAGATAATTTGTAAAGTCTGCTTTTTGTAGTTTACGAAAGTTATCAACCACCTTCTCCATATTAAATTCTTTGAGTGGATAGGGTGGTTTTTCGTTTGTAATAAATTCTGCAAGTGTTTTACGAAACTCTTCTTTACCATACTTTTCTGTAGTGTCAAGAAATAATTCTTTATGCATCACTGGAATACCAGTGTGATTAATACACCTCTTTAATAAATCATATAATTCTAGGTTCAATTGAAAAAGTCCTCAAGTGTTGTTTGTGTTCCAAATGACCTATCAATCTTCCAACTAATGTTGTTAGTAATAAAAGACAGTGGGTCAATAAAACTTTTCATATAAGATACATCATAGTCTACATACTTCAAAATGTCAAGTTCTTTCGGTAATTGTGATGGAAAAGATATAACATTGCAACCAAGTGGATTAGGTTGACGTAGTTCAAGATACTTAATCTTGTCACCATTTTGAATAAGACCATACTTTTTTGTGAGTTTACGTTCTTTAATCATATGATTGTAAACAAGAGCTCCCTTGATATGCATAGGTGTGCCTTTGCGATAGATTGAACTATCGGAGTAAAACTTACGAACACCATTGACAGAACGAGGATATGCAATCTCTTCTGGTGGAAGATTCTCAAACTCTTTACGAAATGCAATCAAGAAATCATTTAGTTCTTTTTCATCACCAGACATAATAATCTTGAGTGCTTCTTTAATCTTTGCACGACAAGGTGCAGGCGTAGATGACTTGACTGCTTCGATACCCATAATCTTGAGTTGAGGTTCTTTGAAACGAACACCTTCAACATCCCACGCATTTAAGATATATCTTTTCTTTGCAGTCCAGATACCTTTGTCTGCAATCACCTCTCGTTTCATCTGCATCTTTTGGTCATATGCATTTACATATGTAGAAAGGTCTTGATAACTCTTATCAATAAAAGGTTCAACCTTTTCTTTAGCAATAGTGTCCAAGAAGTTGACAACCTTCTGTACATCTGTTCCCTCTTCAAACACTCGATTAACCAATTTGTCAAAAGTAACGTATATCGAATCTGTATCCGAGGCAATAACGAAATCTTCATTTGTAGTTCCTAATAATTTGTTGAGATATTGATTTATCTTCTTTTCAATCCAACGAATGGACAACTGACCAGCAGTTGTGATACCCTCTGCAATCGCAAGGTCATAGTAACGAAAGTATTGATTACCAATCGCACCATAAGCGGAGTTGAGTGATATCTTTCGTGCCATCTGAATGTTGTTATAACGACTGATATATTTTAGAAACTGTGGGTCTTTTGTATCTTCGTAATCTTGTTTCGCTTTCAACATCTTTTTCTTGTAAATAGTACGGTCATCATAAATCTCTTGCATCATCTGTGGAAGAAATCCAAGTTTGTCTTTACGATATAATGCACCGTTTGGTGTAATAGTTGTGTGGTCTGGAATATCAATTTTAATTTCACTCAACATCTCATTGACATATGTTTTGTCTTCAGGCAACTTTAGATAATCACCAGTGACAAGAGTCTCTGGTGACATATTATATTGCATAATCAAATGTGGATACAATGAGTTTAAGTCAAAAGACATAACCCATTTGTGTTGACCAACTTGTGGGTCTTTTACATATGCACCTTCATACTTGTCAGACTTTGATTGATGAGACTTTTGTGGAATCACAATCTTTTTGTTCTTGAGATAATTATGAATAAGAACATCCCAATACTTAACTTGACCAAATACATCTTCATAATTGACCTTCGCTTCATAAGCCATAGTCAGTAGAAGTTCAAGTAATTTCATCTTGTCTTCCAGACGGTCAACAAGTTCAACGTCAACAATGTTGTATTCTAGGAAAGACTGATAATCTTTTGTGTACCAATCTTGGAAAGTCTCGTATGGGTTTTCATTCTTTTGTTGACCAAGTTCTACAAATGCAATATGATTTAGTGCATAACTTTCTTGGTTTGTGTAAGTAAACTTACGATAGAGTTGTAAGTAATCTAGGTTTGCAACACCAACAATATCATAAACTTGTTGGTCACGACCATGATTGTAAACCTTACGAGAATTAATCAACCCCCAAGGAGAGAACTCCTTTGCTCTATCTTCACCAAGAATCTTGGTAACACGATTGATAAGGTAGGGAATATCAAAGAACTCAGTATTCCAACCAGTGACAACATCTGGATAGTGTTTAGTCCAGAAGTTCATAAAGTTTGCAAGTAGTTCGTTTTCATTAGAACAATTGATATAAGTTACATCATCTCTGTCATTCTGAAACTCACCCAAACCCCAAACAATAATCTTCTTAGTTGTTTGGTTTTTGATAGTGATTGCAAGCATCTCTTCTTCTGCAAGTTCTGGTTCTGGAAAACCATTGTCTGCTCGTGTCTCAATATCAATTGTAACTGTTAGGATTTTGTCACTATCCCAATCAACTGTCTTGGGATATGTGTCTGAAAGATATGTGTATGCAAACCTATCCAGACCAAAGACCAGATGAGGTTGTTGTTTGTATTGTTCTATGAACGCTTTCGCTTCTTTGATTGTATCAAACTTGTACGGTGTTGCATACTTACCGTCAAGTGTTTTCCATTCAGTTTCTTTCTGAACTGGAACGTACAAAGTGGGAGAGTATTTAACCTTACGATTAACTCTCTCACCATTCTTGTATTCACGAACTAGAATATGATTACCCCAAGGGGCTACGTTTGTGTAAAAATTCATAATATAGTTATACCACCTTTGTGGGTAAAAGTCAAGTCTTATTCAAAATTTGAGAAGTGTTTATTAATCATTTCCAATCTATCTTCAGCAGATGCAAGTTTGTCTAACTCTGCGATAACTGCTTCTGTAATATCAGAATGTTCACCAATACCAGCAGGCATTGTTTTATAAACTTGAATATTTGCGAGGTGAACTGCAATTTCACCTTCTGCTTGTTTTCTTGCAGCTTCTATAATATAATCGCCTGGTTTCATTCATCATTTCCTTTCACAACTTCTTTCTTTGTTACAATATACTTTCTTTGAGGATTAACCATAACATTCATTCTGTTCATAGTTCCTCTATTGAGAAGTATTCTTGTTCTATTTTTTCTATCGTCAAGTGTAAACTCAACATCTTTATATACTGTTCCAGCAAACTCTACATCTATGTTAACAGTGTGTCGTTTTTCTGAATAGTCTCTTAGTCCACCCAAATTTACATTTAATGTTTGGACTAATGGTTTTGTGTTTCTCTTTCCAAATAAAGTCCAAGAAACTTTTTTTCCTTCTACTTTTATATCTTCTGCGTGAAGAACTGGTAGTGAGGAATTTCCAGTATCAAATTTTGCAATGATACCCCCATATAGAGGTAGATAAACCATTTCTAAAAATCCAACCTCATCTGGAACTGTAAATCTATTTTCTTTGTCCATAAAGTGAGTCAAAAGTATTTTACTAATATTATCGTTAGTTGCTTCTTCAATACCTTGAGTTCCAGGCGAACTATTTACTTCTAGAAAAATAGGTTGTCCTTTTTCTCTATCTTTTGCTGGAATAAAATCAACTCCAGTAAATAATCCACCAACAGATTTAGCTGCACGAATACATTCTTCTATTTCCATTTCAGTTAATTCTATAGAGGACACCTTTGCACCTTGAGATGCATTAGACCTAAAATCACCGTCTACTACATCTCTTCTCATTGATGCAATAACTTTTCCATCAAGAACAATCGCTCTAACGTCATAATCAGTTTTGATGTATTCTTGCAAAAGTAGGTCTGCACTTTTATCAACTTTGTATAGAGTTTGCACCATACCAGTTAATGACCTTTCTGTTTCTGCAAAAAGAACACCAACTCCTTTTGAACCTCTCAATGTTTTCAGAACAATTGGAAACTTTGTATCAAGTGATTCAACACTTGATTCTAGATTTTCAACTGATGCACATAAAACGGTTTTAGGTTGACGTAATCCGAAATCTTTAAGTCTTAAATATGTTCTGTATTTGTCAGTAGCTCTTTCTAAACAGATACGACTGTTAACCATAGGAATACTAATTCTTTCTAGTTGTGAAAGTAAATCAAGATAACTATCTCTTTCTGGTGTACCCCTCATAAAACACACTGTATTAGAAGAGTCTACTTCAAATCCTTTTTCATCATCTTTCTTATGAATAGTGTGTACACCATCTTCAAATTTAAGATAAGTACCATTCATAGGAACAGTGTAAAAATCTAATCCAAGTTTTTTACATTCCTCTTCCATTCTTTGAGCAGTTATAGCCTTATCACCCTTTTCAGTAGAAATGATAAGAGCTTTATATTTCTCTATCTGTTTTTCTTCTGATAAGAACTGACTGAAAGTTTCCATTTATTCTTTCTTCTTTCCAATATTGTACTTAGTTTCAAGTGTCCACTCGTTTTTTTCTTTAAAAGAAATAACTTTAATCTGTGAGAGTGGTGCAGCTTCAACTGAACTTTTACTTACTACATTAATTAATCCCCAATCCGATAAAAGATTAGCGATTGTATTTCTTCTTGCAATATCGTTTTCTGAGATATTTGTGTCCTTACCATCTAGTGCAAATAATTCTTTAAAATGCACTATATAATATTTACCTTGTTTATGTAAAATATGGCAGGACTGAAATAGAGTTTTATTTTTTCTTGACGCAACACCAATGCGAGAAAGTGTTTCACGAACTTTAAGAAAGTCATCTGGTTCTTTCAAACCCACCTCAAGCATTTGGTCTGGTTTCCATAAACTATCATTCATTTTTTCCACCTTTATTCAATTTTTCTTTTATATAGGCGATTTGTTCATCATTTAGTATGTTCAATGCAGACCTTGCTTTTTCATTATTATAACCAAAGTATTCTTTAATACATTCTAAATTTTTTGTTTTACTCGCCTTCATCCAAGGAGCATATCTATTCTGCTTCCTTAGACTATTTAGTAAAAAATCATATTGGAGTTTTGTATCCAAATGATGGTGGAAGTTCATTTCATTGACTAACATAATAGTATCATTGAAAGGTGCGAGACACTTATTCATAATGAACGGTGAATACTTCTTTTCATAAAGAGGGTCATCACCATCCATTAGGTTTTGTTTGGTCTTATTGATTGAGTTTAAATATTCTTTAAGTTCATATGCCATTACCATAACCCCAATATTCTACCATTACCAATAATGATAAACAAACAAGTGGTGATGTGTAATAAAACCCACATTGTTCTGATAACTAACATATGTCTATCATAAGGTTTTGTTTTATCATCAGAGTAAGACCCTAATGAATATTGCCATAGTTTAAGTATACTCATTTGAACTTCACTTGAGACATAAGTTCTGTCATACACGCAAGAAGATTTATTTCTTGGTCTGCAACAAAGGCAGATTTATAAGAATAATCAGCAAGTATAACAACAGCGTGGGGAATAGTAGAAGGCACCAGATTATCATAAAGGGAATCATAAATCCTACGATAAACACGGCTTGGGTCATTATCAAGATTGTTGACAATCCATCTACGAACATTGGAAAACTCTTTACCTTTAAGAAATGTAAGAAGTTCTTTGATTGAGTCTTCAGATAAGTTAACCAGTATTCCAGCATCTATTGTTCCACTTGCACTATATCGTTGCAACTCATTTAGAACCCTTCTCCAATCTGGAAAAAACTTTTGAATAAGAGTTGCAACTACCTTTTTATCATAGTGTATTTGTTCATTATTTAGAAGTACTTCACACCTATTCATAAACTCCATTGCAAGTTCTGGTTTCTCTTCATTAGGAATACGAAACTCAATACTTGAACAACGACTATGAAGTGGTTCAATGATACGGTTCTTGAAGTTACAAGTTAGAATAAACCCACAGTTCTTACTGAACTCTTCTATGAATCCACGCAACGCTGGTTGTGTAGATTGTGGATTTAGATAATCTGCTTCATCTAAGATAACATACTTACGGTTACCATCCATAGAGACAGTACTCGCAAAGTTCTTGATTTTGTTTCTGAGAACATCAATACCAGATTCCTCAGAACCGTTA